GTAGCTTTTATTCCTATAAAGCAGATATTAGATAAAAATCGTGAAGAATACATTAAAAAGTGTGAGAAAAACAAAGAAAATGGAAGAAAAGGTGGCAGACCAAAGAAGAATGTAGAAACCGAAATAAACCCAAATAAACCGAATGGTTTTTTTGAAAACCAAACAAAAGCCAAAAAAGCCGATAATGAATATGAATATGATAATGATAATGATATTAAGATAGATAAAATAAATAAATATATCACTCATTTAGGTTTGGATAAATTTGAGATTGAACTGTTGCCTGAAAGCACACAAATACAAATAAATGAATATAAACAAGTTATAAATGAACTGTATATAGATGAACGAGAAGATATTCTAGAAAGATTAACAATAGATATATTGTCTAGATGCTGGGAAAGAATGCAAAAAGTAAAAACAGTAGATAGACCTATAGATTATTTAAAAGAATCAGTTATAAATGAGGTGGAAAAAAATGAATAAAGAGGAACTAGATGTATTAAAGGAAATAGTTAAAAAAATATGTGATAAAGCAGATATTCCAACGACTATTAAGGAGAATGATATATGTATAGATGTGATGAATGTAGGATGATAATAGAAGATTTTAATGATTTAGCAGAAGATTTTGATGGCTATAAAGTATGTCCTCATTGTAAAGGTGATGTAGAAATAGTAAAAGAATGTGAATGTGGCAATTGGATGGATAGAGATGAACTATTTTGTGAAAAATGTAGGTTATCAATAATAAAGAAATTCCAAGAGTTTATGGATGAATTTAGTGAAAAAGAAAGAGGATACTTAAACAAAATATATGATGGAAAAGAATTTTAAGGAGTGTGAGTTAAATGTTATCAAGTTACAACGATTTAAGGAAAGTAGATGTAAGTAAATGGGTAGAAAAAAGAGATGGAGCAGACTATTTAAACTGGGCAAAAGTTGTTGATTTATTACACGAAAATGGAGCAGAAAAAGTATATTTTGAGCCAGTAGTAAATGAACTAACAGGAAGTAGTTTGTATATGACAGAACAAGAATTTGAAGATAGCAAAGGTAATACAAATAGAGTTTATGAAACAGCAGTGAGAATAGTAATAGATGATTTAGAGTTTATTCAAAGAGGTCCAGTTACAAATGGAAGTAATCCAGTAAAAGATAATTCTATGTCCCAACAAAGATTATGGAATTGTCAAACAAGATTATTTGTTAAAGGTGTAGCAATAAGAACAGGTTTAGGATTTGATTTATGGCTTAAAGATGAAGAAAAAACTGACAAAGAAAATTGGGAAGATGATTTAAGTAGACACGATATATCAAAAATAAAAGAAAGATGCCAACAAATTTATACGCAAAAACATAAAGCAGGTTTAACTGCAAAAGAAATAGCAGACAAACTTCACAAAACAGAAGATGAAATAAAAGCATTATTTAGTTATTTTGATACTTTAAGCAATTTTGAAAGAGAGTTATCAAACATTGATACAAAGTCAAGATAGAAGTGGATATATAGGAGCATCAGATACAAGTTATGTAGTAGGTAACTGGAAAACAAAATCGTTTGAAAAATGGTGGCTTGAAAAATTAGGAATAGCTAAAAACGATTTTTCAAACGAAGCAATAAAAGCAGGAAATAATTACGAGCATAAAATTTTAGAAGCATTAAATATTGAAGGTTTACAAACTGATAAACAAATTATTGAAGATAGATTAAGAGTTAATTTAGATGGCAACACAGAAACTTGTATATATGAAGTAAAAACACATAATGCAGATAAAGAATTTAAGGTATCAAAACAGTATTGGAGGCAAGCACAAGTAGAGATGTATGCAAGCAATATAAAAAAATTATATATAGTTGCATATTCATTGATAGAAAGTGATTACAAAAACTATTTCAATGAAATAGATACAAATAGAATACAGTTGATTCCAGTAGAATATGATGAAAAATTTATTAAAGAGGAATATTTACCAAGGTTGCAGTATTTAACAGTATGTTTGAAAGAAGGTAAATTTCCAGTGAAAGAGGTATAGAATGGAAAAGTTTGAAAAGTTATATATGTTTAATCCTTTTACGATAGAAAAAGCTGATAGCAGGGAAATAGGAGATACATATACTAATTTGCAAAATAGATTAAGTGTAGATACAGACACACCATATCAATTAGCAAATAATATAGAAATCTATGCAAATATGAATTTCCTACTTGGTGAAATGATAGCAAGAATACAGGAACAACATGATGAATTAAAAACTGAAATAAGCATAACTGAAAACAAACAAATTTATATGCAAAGAAAGCAATGGCAAGAAACAAATAGTGAAAAGCCACCAGCAATGAGTTATTTTGAAGCTATGGCAAAAGAATTTGTAAAAAAAGAAAGTAAAGAATTAGCAAGATTAGGAGCAAATTTGTTTAGATTTAAAAAAGCATATGAAAGTATAGAGAGTAAGCAAAATGCATTAAAAAAGAAAATGGATGCAATGAAATTAGAAAGGTAGAAAAAATGGATACAAGTAATTTAATGTTCCCTAAACCAAAAGATAAAGGGAAAGCAAAATCAAAAAAGATTCCAGATAGTAAAAGATTCTCAATAATAACTGATGATTTAGAACACTGCATTGAATGTGGTAGAACAAAAGTAAATTTACATGAAGTGTTTTTTGGAACAGCAAACAGACAATTAAGCATAAAATATGGACTTGTAGTTCCATTTTGTGAAGAATTACATCATAATCAAGTGAATTGCAAAGGAGTTCATTTTGATGAGAAATTAGATACAAAATGGAAAAAAGAAGGACAAAAAGTATTTATGAAATATTACAAAAAAACAAAGCAAGAATTTAGAGAAATATTTGGAAAAAGTTATATTTAGGAGGAATGGAATAATGAAAGCAAATGAATTAGTAGGAAAATTAGCAATAAGAACAAAACCAATAAAGTTAGGTTCTGACTTTTTTGGAAATGAAAACAAGGATTACTCATATACAAGTAGTCCAATTAGAATTTTAAAAGTAACTGATAATCATATTGTATATGACCATAAAGGTTGCAAGGAAGAGAAGATATTTAAAAGTTCTAGTATATTAGATAATAGGTGGCTTGATGATAATTGGGAAGATTATGAAAATTTGATAGGAGGATTAGAAAATGAATAAATTTCAATTTTTAGGGAGATTAACAAAAGATCCAGAGGTAAGATACACTGCAAATACTAATTCGCAAGTAACAGTATTTACATTAGCAGTAAATAGAAGATATGTATCACAAAATGGAGAAAGAGAAGTAGATTTTTTTAATTTAACTGCATTTGGAAAAACTGCTGAATTTGTAAGTAAATATTATAAAAAAGGACAACAAGTATTAGTAGAAGGAAGAATACAAAATAGAACATGGGAAGATGATAAAGGTCAAAAGAGATATGCTACTGACTTTATCGTTGAAAATGCATATTTTGCTGATAGCAATAAAAATACAAATGATACACAAGAATCAGCAAGTGATTTTGTAACAGTGGAAGAAGATGAAGATTTACCATTTTAGGAGGATAGATTATGAAAAAATATTTTAAACATTTTATAACTATAACAAAACATATACATTATGTAAGAAAATTTTGTTTCAAATGTGGATATTACAAAAGAGGTTTATTACACGATTTAAGTAAGTATAGTTTTTCAGAGTTTTTTGCAAGTGCAAAATATTTTCAAGGAAATAGTAGCCCTATTGATGCTGAAAAAAGAGAAAAAGGATATTCATTGGCATGGCAACATCATAAAGGACATAATCCACATCATTGGGAATATTGGATAGATAATTTAGGAACATATAAAAATACACCATGCAAGATTCCTTATGAATACGTTATAGAGATGATATGTGATTGGTTAGGTGCAGGAATTGTATACTCAAAACAAAAGCCAAATTACAATATGCCATACGAAGAACCTTTAAAATATTATAACAAGTGTATAAAAGAAAGAATTTTCCACAAAGAAACACAAGAATTGATAGAATCTTATTTAAAGTTAATTGCTGTAAATGGTATAAATGCTTTTTGTTCATATATAAGAATTAAAGGTTATGATTATGCAAATTATACAGGAGAATATTTAGTATAGAAATTACAACAGGGATAGGCAAATAAAGTTTATCCCTGTCTTTTATAGGAGGATAAGATGAATAGTAAACAAAAAGGTAAAAGAGGAGAATTGTATATGGTCAAGAAATTTAAAGAAAATGGCTATGAGTGTAATAGGACAGCACAGTTTAAAGGTAACACAGGTAGAGCAGATGATATAGAAGGCATTGATTATATACATGCAGAAGTAAAATTTGTAGAAAGATTAAATATACATGAAGCAATGATACAAGCAGTAAGAGATACAATAGCAAGCAGAAGATTTGCTTTTCCAACAATATTTCATAAAAGAAGCAGAGAAGAATGTTTAGTAACAATGAGATTTGATGATTGGATAAAGTTATACAACGAATATTACAGTTCAATGAAACTTGCAGAAAGGAATATGAAAGATGATAACAAAGAGTGAGTTTATAGAAATAATAGATAGATTAAGAGATACTGATGATATGGTAACTGATATAAATGAAAGAATAGCAAGTAGCAAAGAAGTAGTAATATCAGATTTTACAAATGCAGGAAGTATGATGATATGCCATGAAGATATAGTAATAAAATTATTAGCAAATATATTTAATGACAGTGATACATTAAGCTGGTGGATGTATGAACTAGAATATGGAAGAAAATATTTTCATGGATGCATCCAAGATACAAATGGTAAGAATATAGACTTATCAAACGAGAGTAAATTATATGATTATTTGATAGAGCAGATGGAGGTGTAGAAAATGATAATAGTAAGTCAAGATGGAAAAACAATGATGAATTATGATACAGCAGTTGCATTGGAAGTGCAACACGATGACCAATACAATGATGGTTTTGTAATACAAGGATTATACGAGGATTATTGTTTTACTTGTGGTAAATATACAACAGAAGAAAGAGCAAAAGAAGTGTTAGAGGATATAGTTAAATTATATGAACAAAAAGATTTAACAGTAGGAAATATGGCATATGCAAATGTAAATTATCCAAAAGTATATAGGATGCCAGAGGTGTAGATATGGAAGAAATAAAAGATAATGAATATGTAAGAACATTACAAGGAACTATTGCAAAAATAGAAGATAGTGAATTTGATGTTAAATATAAAATACCTACTGGTAAACCAATTTATAGAAATTGGAAAGAAGATTTTGGTGGCTCTTATGTAGCATATGAAGATATAGTAAAACATAGCTTTAACATAATAGACCTTATAGAAGTTAGAGATTATGTGAATGGCTACATGGTAATAGATATAGATAGAAAAAATAATAAAGTATGCTTACTTATGCCTTTTGATGAGAATAATTTAAGTTTATCAAATATAGTATGGAAAGTCATAAAGCCGAAAGATAAAATCGTAACAAAAGAACAATTTAAATCAATAGAATATGAGGTAAAGTAAATGGAAGTAGAAAAAATAGTTTTTGCAATTCAAAATAAAGAAGGTTTGTATGCTACTTATGGAAGAAGTGAATTTCATAAAGATTTGAGATTTGCAAGACTTTATAAAAGCAAAAAAACAGCATTAAAACATTATTTCAATAATAAAGGAGATTATAAAGGTTTAAAACTTATAGGATTAGAAATAAAGGAGATTAGTAGGGAAGAATTAAATCCAGAAGAATTTGAAGAAAATAAATATAGGTGGTAGTGAAAATGGAAGAAAAATTAAAGAAAATAATAAATTATTATGGACCAATAGAACAAATTAAACAATTAGATGAAGAGGTAAAAGAGTTTATAGAAACAATAACAGATTATGAAAGAGATTCAAAAAGTCCATATTCAACAGTAGGAATTATGCAAAAAGATAAAGAACATATGGAAGAAGAGTTTGGAGATGTAATGGTAATGATGGAACAATATGCATTATATTATGGCTTAGATAAGGACAAGATAAAAGAAATAATGCAATATAAAGCAGATAGACAAATTGGGAGGATAGAGAATGAAAAAAGAAAGAGAAGTTAAAATAGGTAACTACATATTTAAAAATAGTAAAGAAGGAAACACTATATTTCACTGGATAGGAAACAAACAAGAAAAAACAGCAGATGAAATATTTGAAGAATTAGGATATGAAAAACATCAAAAAGAAAATATTGGTTATGCCAAAAGAGATGAAAATGGAATAATGAGCGCTATAATATTTGATTTTGAGAAAAAAGCAGTTGTAGTGCATTATGCTTATACAGATTGTATAGGAATTGAAATGCAAGACCTAAAAGCAATAAATATGAAGTGTAAAGAATTAGGTTGGTGTGAGTAATGGAAGAAGAGATAAAAGTATTAGAAAATTGCTGGGTAATGACAACAGACCATGTGTTAGATGATGGAAATATAGCTTTAAAATTAGCGATAAAGAATTTTATAAAAGAATATAGACAATTAGAAAAAGAAAATAAGGAATTAAAGAAATATAAAGATAGATGTGAAGGAGCAGTAGAATTTATAAATAGCAGAATAGAAGGTATGGTTCCAGAACATTATGAAGATTTACATTATATATTATGTGAAAGTGAAGAAGGTGAGTGGTAATGGAAGAAATAAGTAGAAATATAAATTTAAAAATAAGAATAGAAAATACTTTTGCAAGAGCAAAAAGTGTGAGGGAAAGAATAGCTAATGAGAATAAAGAATTAAAATTTCCATCAGAGCCTAGTGAAGCAGAATGTTTAGCATATGATATGCAATATATAAAACAATATATAGAACAACTAGAAAAAGAAAATAAAGAATTAAAAGGTAAGTATAATATTCAACCAGTATTAGTAAATAATTCAATGTTTTTTATAGATAATGAACTTTACGAGAATTTATTAGTAGATATAAACAAAAACTACATACCAAAGTCTGTAATAAGAGATAAGATAGAAGAATTATACAATAAGCAAGATAAAGAGGATGAAATACTATCAGACAAGGGATTTGATTTAGGAATGAGAAATTATCTTACAACAAAGGAAGTTACAATAAAGGTATTAAAAGAAATATTAGGAGATGAGTAAATGAAAATGTATAAAACAAAATTAGGAAGAGCAATAAATTTTATAAAGAATGAAAACAAATTTAAAAGAGCAGATTTAGTTGAGGTTATTAGCAACACATCTAAATATAAATGCTATGACAAATACATAGGGCAATATGCTGTAGTAACTAATACTGATTATAGTAAGAAAGATTATATAGTAGGATTAAAGTTTTTAGATGGAACAAATATTGATTATAAACCAAGTGAATTAAGAAAATGTGATTATGTAGAAGAACATACAAGTAAAGAGTTTATAAAATTATTAAAAATGATTTAAGGAGGAAAAATAAAATGAAAGAAAAAATAATAAAAAGTATAAAGAAATTTGAAATAGAAACAGGAGTAAAACCAACACATTTAAATGTAAGAATAGAAGAAATGGAAGAATTAAAGAAAAAACTAGGGGTAGAAGAAAATACATTTGAAGGAGTAGAAATAATAGGAGATGTAGAAATAGTTCCAGGAATGATAACATTAAGTAAAGGACCAGCAAAGAATAGAGAAATAGATTATATGGAACCAAGAGTAATAGAGGAGGAGTAAATGATGGCAACTGTTTTAGTAGATATTTTAATAATAACATGTTCTGTATTTGCAGTATTCGGAACAATATTAACAATGATTCTTATGATAGATTATTTTAGATAGGAGGAACATATGGAGAGATTAATTAAATTATTAGGTTATGAGTTTTTAGAAGATATAAAAATAAAAAGGTGTTTTAAGAGGACACCACCAAAAAAAGAAAAAATGCAAAGAAAAATAGATTACTATAATAGGACAGGCACATATGAATCAAAGATAATATTAAATAAAACTAATAGATTGATAGATGGATATACAACATATTTATTAGCTAAAAAGCATGGCAGAAGAATAATAAAAGTAAAAAGAGAAAGATAAATGTTTTGGAGGTTATATATGGGAGAGAAAGAACAAGTTCAGAAGTTATTAGAAAGAAGTGCTTGTAGTAGAAATGGTGGAATATGTCAAACTTATGAGTATTGTAAATTCTGTGCAGAACCAGAAACTCTATTTAGAAATAGTGAAACACCATGCGCAGAGGCATATTATGATTTAAAAAGATTAAATAAAATGATAAAGGAATATTATAAAAATAAAGACTATGTAAAAATAGGACAAGAAAGAATAAAAGTATGGGAAAAGGAATTAAACAATCATTATTATGATGATGAATATTTAGCAGAATGGTATGATACATTAAAAGTAAATGATACATTTGGTATGCCAAAAGCTAAAGGCTTGTATATAAGTCCAATAGAACAAGAAACTGAAAGAAGAGATGGAGTAAGGAGAAAAATCAAGCAGATAATAAAACTAGAAAAAGATAGAATAAATACTATAAAGATAGAAGTAGATATATTAAGTGAAGTATTTAAAATGTTTAATGATAAAGAGGAATTTATACTACAGCTTTTACTACATAATTATAAAATGACAGATATATTGTTATCATATGAAAAGCAATACAATAAATTATACTCTGAACAAGGAATGAAAAAGAAAATATCAGTTATAAAGAAGAAAATTTGGATAAATTACAAAAAAATACAAAAAAATACCCTTTTTTCAGAAAAAGATATGTTATAATGTATAATAGAGATAGGTATATAAAACTATCTCTAATTTTTTACATACCTTTTACTCTTTTGGGGAAACTAGATGATAGCTATAAAGAGCGCTTACCTTGAATGTGTGTCAACGATTCAAGAGGGAGTTGGCAGTTTTACTTGAGTAAACTGTAATCTTGCAGAGCATATAGAAAGAGAAGAAGCTCATCCTAATTCTAGTTATAGGAAATGCAAGCAAGAGATGAACTTGTAAAAACATGCAACACCTATCTGTAATGTCAATGGTAGACGGCTGGTTTTGGATACCAGAGGTTATAGGTTCAAGTCCTGTCAGATAGACCAAGGGATGCCTCTTTAGGCATCACCTCCTTTCTTATTATTTTATAATAAATATGTTTTTTCATATATCAACCTCTTTAATTATATTATGACAGCTAACAAGCTGTCTTTTTTAATGAGTATTTTAAGGAAAATAAAATATTGATACAAAGGAGATAGCAGAGATGAATATTGAAGAATACAAAGAGGCAGTGTGCACAAAGTGTATTAACTGCAAAGAAAAGTGTGAAAAAGAAGATATAGTTATAAGAGAAATAGATGATGGTAGTGGAGTAAAAACACAATCATTTAGATGTAAGAACTATATCAAATGGAGTAAGTTCATTAACAAAAGTTTTGAGTGGTATGAAGGAGAGGATTAGTTATGCTAGATACAATAGTATCAATCCTAATTCTAATAATAGGAGCACCAATAGCATTATTTTTATTTTGGTATTCTAATGTAAGGAGTAAAGATTATGGCAAAAGGGAAGAAAACAGATAATGAAACTATTTATAAAATAATGGTATCAGTATTTAGAACAAATAATTTTAATGAAACAGCAAGGCAGTTAGATATACCAGTTAAAACTGTTGAAACTGTGTATAAAAAGAATATAGAAAAAGAGGAATTTGCAAAACTATGCATGGATAAAAAGGAAGAGTTTGCAGAAAAAGCAACAAGGATAATAGATAAAGCAACAACATTGTTAGAGAGAAGAATAGATACAGCATTAGAACAGCAGAATGAACTGGACAAGATGCTGGATGATGTAATGGATTTAGAAGATAAAGATGCTAACTACAAGAGAAAGAAAGCATTAGCAAATAAAATAGATGCATTACAATTAAATAGATTATCAGAGTTAACAACAGCAGTAGGAACATTATATGATAAGAGAGCATTAGCAAAAGGAGAGTTAACTGAAAATTCAAAACTGGATGTAAATATAACAGTGGTGGAATAATGGAAAATCTTAATATAAAGATAACAAAGAAACAAAAAACATTTATAGATAGCACAGCTTTTGAAACATTGTTTGGTGGAGCAGCTGGTGGAGGAAAAAGCTTTGGACAGTTAATAGATGCATTGTTATATGCTATTAAATATCCTAAAAGCAAACAAATAATATTCAGAAGAACATTTTCAGATTTAGAGAAATCATTGATAAGAGTAAGCCAAGACATATATCCTAGAAGCATTGCTAAATATAATGATAGTAAACATGTATGGAGATTCAAAAATGGAAGCATCATTGATTTTGGATATATAGACAATGAAAAAGATGTTTATCAATATCAATCTGCAGAATATGATGTTATAAGATTTGATGAGTTAACACATTTTACTGAATTTATGTATATATACTTAATATCAAGGTGTAGAGGAGCAAATCCATATCCTAAAGGATTAAAAAGTAGCACAAATCCAGGAGGTGTTGGACACGATTGGGTAAAAGAAAGATTTATTGATATAGGAGCACCTAATAAAATACATGAATGTATATTAACAAAGGATAATCCAAAGCGCTCAACAAGAATATTTATTCCTAGTTTAGTTCAAGACAATAAATTCTTACTAGAAACTGACCCTGACTATGTTGATAGATTGGATAACTTACCAGAAAAAGAAAGAAAAGCATTGAAATATGGTGATTGGGATATATTTGATGGACAATTCTTTACAGAGTTTAAAAGAGATATACATGTAATAGAGCCATTTCAAATACCTAAACATTGGTATATATATTTTACACTAGATTATGGATTAGATATGCTTGCAGGTTACTGGATAGCAGTGGATCCACAAAACAATGCATATGTGATAAGAGAGGTATATAAACCTAATTTGTTAGTATCTAGTGCAAGAGATTTAATTAAAAGTATGACAGATGAAGAAGTATATCTTCATTTAGCACCACCTGATATGTGGAATAGGCATAAGGAAACTGGAAAGAGCACAGCAGATATATTTGCAGAAGGAGATATAGATTTAGTCAAAACAAATAATGATAGAATACAAGGTTGGCTACAAGTTAAAGAGTGGCTAAAGCCATTTACAGATGAACAAGGAAAAACAACAGCAAGATTAAAAATATTTAATACTTGCACAAATCTTATAAGGTGCTTACCAAAATTACAACATGACCCAAAAAGAATTGGAGATGTATGTAATGAACCTCATGAAATAACACATGGACCAGATGCAATTAGAGGTTTTTGTGTATATTGGACTTTAGAGCCACAGGAAATAAAAGAAGT